CTTCTACCCAGAAGGCGCAGTTTCGACTGACATTTATTACACGGGTCAAGCCATTGTAACTGGCAAGACTATTACTGGCAGCTTCGATGGTATGGTGGAATCCACTATCACTGTTCAAGGAACAGGGGCTTTGACTAGCGCGGCTGTATAATTAAAAGGACGATTAATATGAGTATTGCCAAGCGTATTGCAGAGCGGACATCGAATAAGCGTCACATAGACGTTCCAGAGTGGGGTGATGAGGGCAAGCCAGAGAAGGTTTATTACGGCCCTCTGCTTGCTGGTGAACTGAACCGCATTCAGCGCAAGCACCCCAACTTTCTAAGTTCTACATCATTTGATGCAATGGTTGACCTTATCATTCTGAAAGCTGAGAATGGTCAAGGTGAAAAGCTGTTTACGCTTGAGGACAAGGCTGTTCTGATGCGTGAAGAAGTATCTGTGATCTCTACTGTCGCCGCCGCATTCATGAGCGGGGACAGTGTAGAGGAGCAGGAAAAAAACTAAGAAACGATCCGTTTAGGTATAACCTTCTTACCTTAGCGGATCGGCTTGGCAAAACCATTGCGGAGATTGAACAAATCTCAATTGAAGAGTATAACGAGTGGGTCGCTTATTTTAACCTGAGCGAAGAAAGGCAAAAGCGTGGCCCAAGACCAAAGAGTTGAGTTTCTGTTTGCTGCTCAGGTTTCTGGGCAGGAGCAGCTTAAAAAGCTGACTGGCGCTGTTGATAGTCTTCGCAAGGAAATGGAGGCGCTTAAGGCTGCTAATGGCGGCGTAGGCGCGGCCATGACTGGCTTTTCAAAATCTGTCGGAAATGCAAGCAGCCACGTTCAGGCCTATCAAAAACACCTAGATGCTCAAGCCAAGGCGATGCGTAATGCTCGTCAAGGCACTCAGCAACTTGGTATGCAGTTTAACGACTTGGGTACGTCTATTTCTACGGGCGCAAGCCCAATGCAAGCGTTCAACCAACAGCTAGGTCAAATGGGTTACGCCTTGTCCATGATGGGTGGCACGGCTGGTAAAGTTGGAAACTTTCTTGCAGGGCCTTGGGGCGCAGCTATTGTTTTGGCAACAATGGCACTTGGCCCAATGATAGATGGGTTATTTGGAGTTACCGAAGAATCTAAAAAGACAAAAAAAGCTGCCGAAGACCTTGATGGTGCTGTTGAGGCCCGTCTGTCTTCAGAAGAAAATTTGCGCCTTGCGTTAGCTAAAACAGCTACAGAATATCGGAATATCAGGCTGGAAATGAGGGCAAACGCTCAAACAGCGGTAAACACTGCGTTAGTTGAGTTGAATGCTCGACGCGCAGTATTGAATGGCTTAATGGCTGAACAAAAAGCGATTGAAGGCACTATTAGTAAGGCTGGTGGCCTTCGTGCGCAATCTGAAATGGCGACTGGTCAAACTCTTAATTATGCTTCTGTAACTGGTGGAATACAAGATCAGCTTACCAATGTTGATGCCCAAACGGCAATTCTTGAGCGCCTTACTGCCAAACTTAATGCAGCAAATGTTGATGTCATACAGGCAAATAATAGGTTGAGCAGGGAACTTAATAAAAAGAAGGCTCGTACTGGAAAATCTGAAGCCGAAAAAGAGCGGGAAAAAGAGTTAAAGTCCATAGAGGCGTTTATGGACAGGGTTGGCAAAGTTGGCATGAAAGAGCTTCCAGCCTTTCAAAGAGACATCGCTCAGTTAGAAAAAGAGTTCATGGAACTGTCCAAGACTGGGCAGAGTGCGACCATTGCTCCATTTAAAGCTGCTGTGGAATCTATTGAGATGGCCCAGTACAGCGATCTTCTTAAAGCTGATGCCAAAGAAGCGGAAGGCATGATTAAGGACATTTTGTCTAATTTTGATGAAGTGCCTGTAAGCAAAGAAATGGATGCTATTTTAACACGCGCAGATGACATGCAAAAATCATTTGAGGCAATAGGAACTGCTGTATCTGACTCATTTAAGGGTATGCTCACTGGCGCAGCTTCGTTTAAAGACGCCATGAAGGGTATCATAAGCGCAGTCATTGATGAACTGTTCAGGCTGTTTGTTGTTCAGCAGATTGTTGGTATAGTTAGTGGTGCGCTTAGTGGATTAAAGCCCGGTGGCGCTTCTGGCGGGGCCTTTGGTTCTAGCACTGGCAATTTCCTACCACCTGTCCCACAATTTGCAAACGGCACTATGTATGCGCCGGGCGGCATGGCGCTTGTCGGTGAGCGTGGGCCTGAGTTGGTGAACCTGCCACGCGGAAGCCAAGTGATCCCTAATCACAAAATGCGCGGTGGCAGCGGCGGTAGCCCTATTAGCATCAGCGTCGATGCGCGTGGCGCTTCAGACCCAGCCGCTGTTCGCGCTCAGGTGCAGCAGGGCATCCTTGAAGCGGCCCCAGCAATTATCGCTGCGGCAGAGTCGCGCACGGTTGCAAGCCTTCGTAGGCCGCGCCTCGGTGGAGTTATGCAGTAATGGCTACAATCACATATCCTTCAACGCCAAGGCCACAAGGCATGGCATGGCGGCTGGTTATGCCAGCGCAGACCAACGTATCTGATTGGACAGGTCGGCGTCAGACGCTTGCCTCTGGCCGTGGCTGGTGGGAAGCCCAGATCACATTCCCGCCAATCGTTGGCACGACCAACATTAATGCTTGGCGCTCGTTCATTGCCAAATCGCGTGGGTCAGCAAATGACTTTCAAGTTCCTGTCGATCCTGTTGCACAGTCGGCTTCAACTGCTACACCACTGGTGAATGGCGCTGGTCAGCAGGGTCGGACGCTGAACACTGACGGCTGGCCTACATCGACTACCGTCTTACAGGCTGGTCAGTATGTCACCATCAACAACCAACTTTTGCAGTTGACTGAGAACGTCACCTCTAACGGTTCTGGCGTGGCTGTGCTGACGTTTGAGCCACCTGTCAGGGTGTCGCCAGCCGACAACGCCGCGATTGAATACAAGAACCCGTTTTGCCTAATGTATTTGGTAGAGGAGCCAACGCTTTCAGTTGAGACAGGTTATGTATATAGCCTCTCGCTGAACTTACGGGAGTCCTTCTAATGGTTGATGCAACCACACAGGCTGCGCTTGAAGCCACAGTCGTTAACTGGCGCGTTCTAATTTACGCTGACTTTGTTGGCGATGTGCTACGCGGAACTAGTGGCCTTTACGACAAGACCATATCCGGATCAGGCGATGCTGAACTGGATGGAACTTACGAAGGTTTCAACCATGATCTGATTAACGTATCGCCTGTAAAGCATAATGAGTCAGGCTCTGACACTGTAACCATTTCAATGAGCGGCCTTGTAGTAAACAATGCTGACTTTTTGGCTATTATCGGTGATAAATCAAAATGGCAGGGACGCACCGCAAGGCTTTGGTTTTATTGCGTTGACCAGAACGAAAGCCAAATTGGTTCAGTCATTCCATATTACACTGGCTACATGAACGAGGTTGGTATTTCTGGTAATTCGGAAAGCCAAGCAGTTAGCCTTACAATAGAAAATTATTTAGCAAGTATCGCTGGCGCACAAAGCAAAACCTACCTTATTCAGAACATTTTTGATGCTGGCGATCTAAGCGGTGAAGCGGCTGTTTCTGCTGCAAACGGCATGGCTGAAGCTGGTAACTACGGATATGGCGGCGGCGGTGGCTTTGATGACGGAAGCAATGGGAACTTTCGATGAGAATAAATACTTGGGAAGAGGCATTAGCCGACTACATCGCCATCAAGCGGGACGAACCGTTTGAGTACGGCGTAAACGACTGCTGCATGTTTGCCGCAGGGGCGGTTGAGGCTATCACAGGCGAAGACCCTATGCCTGAGTTCCGTGGCAAGTATGACAGCCTTAAGGGTAGTCTTACGGTCATTAAAGAGATTGGCGCTGGGACATTGGAAGCAACGCTTGACGGAAAGTTTACACAGGTCGAAATTGGTCACGCACAGCGTGGCGACTTGGCTTTCTTTGATGACAGCGTTGGTGTAGTAATGGGTGGCTTCGCCTACTTTGTTTCGGACGATGGGTTAGAGCGCATTAACCGATCCCTATGGGACAAATGCTGGGGTGTAGGACATGGGTAAAGTTTTAAAGGGTGTCGCAATTGCTGCCGCTTTTGTCGCCCTAGCATATGCCACTGGTGGCCTTTCTGTTGTTGCGGCTGGCACTGCTGGAGCGGCAACTGTGGCTGGCGTTACTTTTACTACCACCTTCCTTGGCGGTATGCTTGTTTCAATGGGCGCTGCGGCACTTTTAACTGGTGTATCGCAACAATTCTTTGGCCCAAAGATGCCAAAGACCCAACTATCTCGCCTCAATGTTAGCCTTGATCCTTCTACGCCACGAAAGGTCGTATTTGGCACGACAGCAATGCCGCTCGACCTTCGGTATCACGAATCCAGTGGCACAAACCAAGAGTATGTTGATTATATTATTGCTGTCGCCGCTCATAAAGTTACGTCGATTACTGAGATATGGTTTGAAGAAAAGCAAGCGTGGACACTTGCTGGCGGCGTTACTGCCACTTACTCTGGCTATTTAACTGTTGCTGTCCGCACCGAAGGTACGGCAGGGAACACTATTGCTATTAATGGCGGTGGCAAGTGGGGGTCATCTCGTCGCCTTACTGGTTGCGCGTATGTGTATCTTCGGATCAAGCGCACGGGCAACACCAAGAAAGCGGAAAGCCCTCTGGCAAGTGGCTTACCAAGTCGCATAACTGTTATTGGCGATGGCGCTCTTCTTTACGATCCGCGCAAAGACAGCACAGTGCCTGGTGGCTCTGGTTCGCATCGCGCCACCGACCAAACGACTTGGGGCGTTTACACCAATGCGGATGACACTGATAACCCTGCTCTGCAACTGCTTTGGTGGATGCTGGGTTGGGAAATTAACAACAAATTATCTGTTGGCTGTGGCATACCTTATAATCGCATTGACATGGCTTCGTTCATTACTGCGGCAAATATCTGCGATGAAAACGTCACGCTGGCAATAGGTGGAACGCAAAAGCGTTATCGCGCCAGTGGCACGGCATCTGATGCTGATGACCGATCAGACATAATAAACAACTTACTTATTTCAATGAACGGTACGCTCCGTGACAATGGCGGAAAGTTGACCGTAACGGCAATGAAGAATGATCTTGCTGATTATGTGCTGACCTTCAATGAGAATGATATTTATGGTGAGTTCGATTGGCAGCAAACTCGCGGATTAACTGATAATTATAATATTGTTCGTGGGCGCTATGTTGATCCGTCGGCAAACAGCCTTTATCAAATGGTGGATTACCCAGAAATAGGGTTTGCTCCTTCAGACGGAATTGAGCGCGTAATGTCTGTCGATCTTCCTTATGTTGAAGATGGACGCCGCGCACAGCGCATTGCGAAGCAGATATTGCAGCGCAACCAGTATCGCGGAATGTTCTCCACCACCTTTAGCGCCAAAGCCCTTGGCTGTCAGGTTGGCGACATTGTGCGCGTTAGCCTTGAAACATTAGGTTGGGTAAACAAGCCATTCCGCGTTGTGAGCCAAGAGATTCGCTTTGACGGCCAAGTGCCAATGGCATTAATCGAAGAAAACGCTGCGATCTACGCATGGGATGCAGATGACGTTGCTCCGATAACGCCGACTGCGCCGACAATCTATAACCCTTTGAACAGCCCATTTATCCTTGGTATTGATGACGCAGGGACCACTGCTGAGTGGTCTGGCATCATTGATGACAACGGCGATAAGCCAGATGACAATGCCACCAGAAACGTCAACAGGGGCGAATGGTCAGGCTCGTCGGTAGCATACATTGTTGGCGACTTTGTGCAGCGAGATGGCTCAAGCTATTCTGCTATTGTCGCTCACACATCAACGGCTGTTAATGGTCCTCCGGGAGCAAACTGGACGCTGTTGGCTTCGCAGGGTGTTGATGGCGACCCCGGCGCACCCGGTGCCCCTGGAACTCCAGCAATCAGTGGCTACCTTACCAAAGAAGCTGTCCAAGTATTTGCCTATGCCAATGGTGGTGTTGTTTCCTACGCTCCAGCATCCGGCAGCTTTAAGGTGTTCAGCGGCAATACAGATGTAAGCACATCGTTCAGCCTATCGACCCTGAGCAACCCACAGGCGTTGACTGTCAGTTATTCCGGACAAACATATTCGGTCACTGCTGGCTTTGATGACGGCGAAGATACTGCGACACTTGGCATTCGTGCAACAGGAAGTGGTGCTTATGCTGGCATCACTATCGACAAGCTGTTCTCGCTATCGAAAGCCAAGGGCGGTTACGAAATTGTAGCTACACTGCCTTTGACCGATCTGTTTGAAGGTAGGGTCGTTTTTCTAACAAGCGACGATAAGCTGTATCGCTATACTGGGGCTGCGTGGACGGCGGCAGTTCCTGCGGTTGATATTACTGGCACAATCACTGAGACACAAATTGGCACGGACGCCATTACAACTCCAAAGATTGCTGCTAACGCAGTGACAGCCAACGAAATTGCCACCAATGCTATTACGGCTGATAAAATCAATGCTGGTGCGGTAACGGCGGCAAAAATGAATGTTACATCGCTTGATGCCATCACAGCGACAATTGGAACACTGCGGACAGCGACCACTGGCGCAAGGCTTGAAATTGCAAGCAACCAGATCAGGGTCTACGATTCCAGCAACGTCCTGCGCGTTCGTTTGGGGATTTGGTAATGCCACAGGGACTGCAAGTTTTTGATGCCGCTGGAAACATTCTTTTAGACACATCAACGATAGTCATGAAGAGAATGATCTCTTACCCAGTAACTGTAACCAGCACATCACCCAACACGATAGCTTTGACCATCCCTTCTACAAATACGGTTTTGGGCGCTATTGCAGTTCCAGTTTCGACAGGCGCAGCATCAGAGGTGATAGGTATAGAGTTAAGCGGCTCTAATCTTATTTGGACTGCGCGTGTGAACAATGGGTTAAATTACAGTTTGGATGTGTTGATAGCATGACTGCTCTTTTTGAAGCCTATGACGATACAGGTAAGTTGCAGCTTACTACGGAAGCCGTGACCTACTATGTGTCCAATTCTTACTCTGTAACTACTACAAGCATGGGTGGTGGTGGCTATGGTCAGGTCTACGTCTATCCACCCAACTCCACTGATTTGGTTGCTTTCCGCTGTACAGATGGCATAAATATCTCAGGATACAGAGAAAGCGCAGGATACCGATTCATTACTCAAACGCCCGTTTGCACTATCCAGATTAAGATACTTAGCCTTGCAAGAAACCTAAGCCCGACAGCAGATAATTTTGGAATGCAGTTGTTTGCACCGGATGGTACGCTTCAATTTTCGGCAGCGAGGAATATGTCCTTTTTCTTGGATAGCGTGTCAATATTTGCAGAAGATGGGATTGGTGATGTCGGAGAAAGCATGACATTTGCTTCCGGCAGCAATCCATATGCTGTTATCGCTGGAAGTGAATATGTCGGCTATACTGGCGCTGATGAATTTGATGACTTTGAGCGCATAGTTAATGTAGCTTCTATGACCGCCACCTCAATTGATGTCTTCAGCGTGACTAGAAATGATTGGCCCAGCTTGCCCGGTGGAAGTGGCGGTTATGGGGTTGGTGGGACTTACACTGTTTTCGCAGTGTCGTGAATACTCAGTTGGCAGCTAAGACATAAAGTGCTAAAGATACGGCACGAAGGGAATCCCAATGGCATTTATCTACGACCTGTCTGACACTTGGAACAATGCGGGTATTTCGTTCAACGGCATTAAGCTGAATGCCACTGATACTGCCAGTGCTTCTGGCTCCAAGCTGATTGATCTACAGATCAATGGCGCTTCTAAATTCACTGTTGGCAAAACTGGAAATGTTATTGCCACTGGCCTTATTGAAAGCACTGTAGGTGGCTTTAGGTTCCCTGACGGAACCACGCAGACCACCAAAGCCACAGTCAACAGCGTATCTGGAACTGGGTCGGTTAACGGGATTACCCTTACCGGATCAGTGACCGATAGCGGCTCACTAACCCTTGGCGGGACGCTGAGTAATATTGCCAACAGTCAACTTACTAACAGTGCGATTACGATAAACGGGACATCTACGCCACTTGGTGGTTCTATTGCTGTCGGCACGGTCACCAGTGTTGCTGGGACGGGTACTGTTAATGGGTTGACGCTGACAGGCTCTATCACAACTAGCGGATCACTGACCCTTGGTGGTACTTTAGGTAATATTGCTAACAGCCAGCTTACCAATAGCGCAATTACAATAAATGGAACGTCTACCGCGCTCGGCGGCTCTATTTCCGTTGGTACGGTTACCTCTGTTGCTGCGCTTACGCTTGGCACTTCTGGAACTGATCTTGCATCCAGCGTAGCTAACGGCACTACAACGCCTGTTATAACGCTCAACGTACCAACAGCATCAGCCGCTAACCGTGGTGCGCTTTCGCCATCCGATTGGTCAACCTTTAACGCCAAGCAAGCTGCACTTGTCAGCGGCACAAATATTAAAACTGTCGGCGGCGCTTCCCTGCTTGGATCAGGCGATGTTGGAACCATTGGCTTGGCATATGGCGGTACAGGAGCCACGACTGAATCCGGTGCGCGTACAGCACTTGGCTTAGGCACGGCTGCTGTCCTTAATGCTGGCGTTGCTGGCGGCGTTGCTACGCTTGATGGCAGCGGAACTGTGCCGA